GCGCAATGGGCAGCCCTGGCGGGTCTGTCTGTTGTTAGACAACTTTATCCCGATGATGCGGGATCAACTTGAGGGGGTGAGCGATGCAAAAACTGAAGTTAGCACTGCCGCAACAGCAGGAGACGGCCAAGCCAAAGCCACGGGAGAAGGACCCGACGGCCAGCGTTTGGAATAACGATTGGAAGTACATACCGGCTAGCGACACAGATCTGGCCAAGCGGTTTCGCAGGATCCGGCGCGAGCAGCAGCTGGAGCAGGCCAAGATGCGGCGGGTCAAATGATTCGGCGCATCCGAAGGTTTGCCCTTTGCTACCGGCTCTGGCGCAGCTCTGGTCTGACCATCATGGCGGCCATCAGAGCAACCAGGCGTTACCACAGGCGGTTCCTTGGCCTGTGAGCACTGCCCTATCTGTGACCGGGAGCACTGGAAGCCGCGCACGGTGGAGCTCAATGGCCAGCTGGTCTGCACCCACGGCGAGGCATGGCGGCATGAGTGTGAGGTTAGATGGGCTTTGAAGCTACCAGACAAGGCTAGGAAGCCCCGTATCAGCAAGCTGGATTACCTGAACGGGATTGAGAAAGAGCGCGGCTCAGAGGCTAGATTCAAGCTGCGCCAAGACATGTTGAGGAGATATAAAAAATGAAACTAGGTGAATTTGCAGCGGTGGATTTCTATGTCGTCGTCGGCCTGATTTCAGTCTATTGCATGTGGGTTGTGATGCACATGCCATTGCCACAACCTGGTAGGGATCGGCTGTGCTCGGTGGCCGAGATCAGTCCAGACATTACACCAGCAGAGCGAGAGCGCTGCCGGCAAGCACGCGGTCACAAACTATAACTACAAGGAGAAAACAAATGGAAGTTCCAAACAAGAAACACCTGCTGCTCGACACGATCATGCGGGAATACAAGTTGAAGACCGACGCAGAGCTCGCCAGGTTCTTGGAGCTCAAGGCTAGTCAAATCTCAAAGCTGCGGCACAACCGGCTGCCGGTGGGCGCTGAAGCCATTCTGCGGGTACATGACATCACCGGCTGGGACATTAAGTTAATCAAAGGTTTGTTATGAAGCCGGCGATCTGGAGAATATTTCAGAACGGGCGCTGGAGTTACGCCGACCAGCCCAGTACCAGGCACCAGGATAGACCAGCCTGGCAGCCTTTGTATGCCAGCGCAGACACTGACGCAGGCCGTGAGGTTTTGGCTGCCTGGATGACCCGGCAAGGCTATTCCACAGGGCATGGCGACACGATTGAGGATCTGCTGCAGGAGCTAGAGCTGGGCATCGCTGAGAGTTGGACGCGGGCTCTGGTCAATGGCGTAAAGGGTGAGCGCGAAGCGTGTGCGAAGGTGTGTGAGCCGCAAGAAGTTTGGGACGACCCGCTGACTGCTTATCAGATTGCCACTGCTATCCGCGCAAGGGGGCAGGGATGAGGCAAATAATTGAAGTCTTACGGGGCGTTTGGGCGGCTGTAAATGGTCGTTGGTTTATATGGCGCAATGCTTCAGATGAAACTGTGCAAACTATTTCAAACCTTGAGTTCAGCGAATCGGATGCGCCCGAATTGCATGAAATGGTAAAGCAAGCCAAAGAAGAATTACGCGCAAGGGGGCAGGGATGACTGACAAACAATCTGAAGCACTGCGGCTGGCTGACACGCCTTTTGCCTTGCGTGATGGCCGATGGAATTTTGACGCTGATGACGAACTACGCAGGTTAAATGCGGTGAATGTGGAGTTGGTGGAGGCGGCGAAGCTATCGTTGATTGCCTTTAAAGGCCATTGGAACATGGACAAGACACACCGAGACAGGACTGCGATGGATGCGACGATTGCAGCACTCGCCAAAGCGGAGGGGAAATGAATAAATGCGAACGATGCGGAGAAGTCAACCCGGCTGAGATACATACCTGCACACCAAACTACGTTGACAGGCGGCAGTGGAAGTACGATCCGATGACGGGCAAAAAGTTGTGGCAAGGGCTGACGGATGCAGAAGCAGAACAGATTGTTGATGACTATTGGCATGATGTGGATATGTTTATTGAAGCCATCGAAGCCAAGTTGAAAGAAAAGAATGAGCGCCCTGCCTGACAACATTGTGCAGTTCAAGCTGCCCAAGAAGCCCAGGATCAAGGAGAAGGAGCCGCTGCCAGACCAGCGTAAGGTGGCTGTATTGCCCATCAGAGCGCTCACAGACCAGCGGGTATCCGACAAGATGTTCAGGGTTTTGGCGCTGGTCTGCAGCTATGCCAACAGAGCTGGGATTACCTGGGTAAGCCAAGCAAGGCTGGCCAAGGACGCTGGTGTTACCCGGCAAGCGGTTGGCCGCCAGCTGGTAAAGCTGAGAGCTCTAGGCTACATCGAGACAGTCAGCAAGGCATGGAAGGGCGTCAAGCCAGACACCGTGAGAGTTGTATTTGATCCCAACATTGATGCTGAAACAGCAATAGCAGTGACCAGCAGAATCGAAGACACAAGGCCACCAGAGATGAAACAAAAGCAACAGGAAGAGATCGACAACACCATCGATCCAGAAGGATTAAGACGCATCCACGACATGATCAGAGGCGTCGTCAAACCGATGAATCAACCACCAAAGGAGTACGCCATGCCCAAGTCAGGAGACACTGTAACTGTTGCCAAGATGAAAGCAGACATAGCCGCACATAAGGCAAAGAAGGCTCGCACATATGCAACACAAGAGGTTGCCAATGAAAGCCAACAATCTGCTCAAAAAAGAGGCACTTATAGGCAACATGATAGGCAACACAATGAGGTTGCACTAAACACCGAAATAACACTAAGTAAGGAATATATAAAGGTTTTAGATAAACATAAGATTAAAGGTTTAAATAAAGAGGAAATACTTAGGTTAACTTCTGTGCAACACTTAACACATGAACAACTAGATGCTGATATTGCAATGTTGTTGAACTTGTATCACGCTGAAGGGTTGCCAATTCCACAACCTGGCATGCTGATTGACTCCATCATGCAGCTACACAAGGATGCTGGAGCAACAGGCGATGCCGTTTAAACGCGATCTAAGGCACCGCCAAGGCGTTATCGATGGCAGGGTAATAGGCAGACATGGGTCAAGGCATTCAGCAGCTTGTAGCGCCTCTATTCGCATCTGTCCAAATCGCAATCGAACGTATGGGTTTTGGACACCGGGGTTGCTGGAGGTGTCTGCAAAAGGCAAGGGGGATTATCGACGTGTCCACATTTGATCGAAGGCTGGCGCAACTGCCCAGGGAAACGATTACGTTGTCACTATGGCATGCATGTTGTCAGAAAGGCACCCCTTTCCCCCCACCCCTCGGCATCGCGTGGCGGGGACTCCCCACAATTTTTCCCCCCTATTTTGTCCCAGGGGTTTAGTTACTTTTTAACAAGGAGGTTGATGATGGCATGGGAGCACAAACCGAGCAGTGGGTCTGCATTTATAAACCGTGACAAGAAGGAAGATTGGCATGCGGAGTTCCGTGGTGACATTATGTTGCCTGACGGCACGCTGCATTATTTGGATGTCAATCCTGGGACGACCAAGGCTGGTGATGTGTATTACAAGGTTAAGATTGGTGCGGTGAAGGTTGCGAAGGTGGGTGGCATGAGCTCGCACAATGAGGCCAAGAGCAATGGCTACCAGCCCCAGCCGCAGGTGTCTAACCCTGATGATGATATTCCGTTCTGATGGCCGGCCCTAAGCAATCTCGGGTGATCCCGCCGGTGACGAACTGGGGCGGGACGCGCTCGATTCAGCGTAGGCTGGAGCGCTCCAATACCTTAATTCAGAATCGGGAGGCGGTCAGCTATGCTTTGCTGTGCATGGCCAATACCAAGATCACGGACATCATGACCTGGGACGAGGATGGCAATGTAAAGGTCAAGGCTGCCCACCAGATCCCAGAGGCTGCCCTGCAGTCGATTAAGAAGGTCAGCGTCAGGACTGACAAGGATGGCAACAGCTATCTCGATATTGAGCTCTATGACAAGGTTGGCGTGCTGCGGTTGCTGGCTAAGGCTAGTGGCTTACTGGATAACCCAGATGAGAACGACAAGCCGTCTGTGATTGATGTCAACGTGGTAGCGCCTAATACTAGCGAATGAGTCTCTGGAGGAAACGTGTCAAAAACAAAAGAGCAGTCAAGCAAGACGGTATCGAGCGAGGGTCTCCGGTTCGACTTCTCGCAGAGCCCGGTGATCTACGATTTCTTCCAGAGCAACGCTTTTGTTCAGGGGATCATGGGGCCGGTAGGATCGGGCAAGAGCTACGGCTGTGCGGCCAAGATCTTCACCAAGGCCATCCAGCAAAAGCCATCCCCCATCGACAACATCCGCTACACCCGCTGGGCGGTGGTCAGAAACAGCTACCCAATGCTGAAGACGACGACGATTAAGACCTGGCTGGATCTCTTCCCTGAATCTACCTTCGGGCCGATGCTCTATACCCCGCCAATTACCCACCACATCCGGCTGCCTGCCCGTGGTGAAGCCGCAGGTATCGACATGGAGGTTATCTTTCTGGCGCTGGATCAGCCTAAAGACGTCAGGAAGCTGCTCTCGCTGGAGTTAACAGGTGCCTGGGTCAACGAAGCCCGTGAGCTGCCCAAGGCGGTGATCGACGGTCTGACCCACCGGGTTGGCCGGTATCCCACCAAGCGCGACGGTGGCGCTACCTGGCACGGCATCTGGATGGATACCAACCCGATGGATGACGACCACTGGTGGCACAAGATGGCTGAAAAGGAAAAGATGACCGGGCAGTACGCCTGGAAGTTTTGGAAGCAGCCAGGCGGTATCCTGGAGGTCGATCCCGCTGATCTGCCGGATAACCCAGAGGCTAACGATCACATATTCTCTGCCGGCAAGTGGTGGTGCGTGAATCCTAAAGCCGAGAACGTCAACAACCTGCCGGGTGGCTACTACCAGCAGATGCTCTTGGGTAAGAACTTGGATTGGATCAAGTGCTATGCCGGCGGCCAATACACCTATGTGCAGGAAGGTAGACCCGTCTGGCCTGAGTACAACGACTCACTGATGTCGGGTGACACCGATGTATCGCCTGATGTGCCAATCCAACTGGGGCTGGACTTCGGATTGACGCCGGCGGCCACCATCGGCCAGCGCCTGCCCAACGGTCGCTGGATTATCCACCATGAGATCGTCACCTTCGACATGGGGCTCGAGCGCTTTGGCATGCAGCTGCTGGCTGAACTCAACGCCAGGTTCCCCAACCATCAGGTCATGATCTGGGGCGACCCCGCCGGTATGCAGCGCGATGGCATCTATGAGGTCACCGCATTTGATTATCTGAGAACGCTCGGCCTGCGAGCCCAGCCCACCGCCAGCAATGACTTCAAGGTACGCCGAGAGGCATCTGCAGCGCCCATGCAGAGGCTCATCGACGGCAAGCCTGGCCTTATCGTCAACCGCAACTGCAAGCTGCTTAGAAAGGCTCTAGCAGGCGGCTACCACTTTAAACGCGTGGCAGTCGGCGCTGGCCAAGAGCGGTTCAGGGATGCGCCAAACAAGAACGAGCACTCACACATTGGTGACTCGTTTGGGTATCTGATGCTCGGCGGCGGTGAATACAACCGCATGACCCGCACCCACCAGCTCGGCGGTAGAGCACCCGGCATGAGCGTGGCAAAGATGGACTTTGATATTTTTGCGTGATTTATATATCGCTTATATGTTTACTCTTGCAAGCTGTTGAAAATGAAATAGAATTACCTTGATTGTATTTATTGGGGGTGATCATGGCATTTCCGTGGATTGCTGCAGCTGTATTGCTTGGTAGCGCTGTTCAAGCCGGCGAGGCAAGGCGAGCTCGCAAAGACGCCGAACGCCAGCAGGCGCAGGCGCTAGCGCAGCAGGCATCCGACGCTGCTGCAATGCGTAATGAGCTGTCTCGGCAGACCGCTGAGTACGCCAAGCAAGGCGCGTCGCTTGAGCAGCAAGCGCAGACAGCGCGTCAACAGTTTGAATCCCAGCAGCTGCAGTATCAAGAGAATCGGCTGGCGATGGAACAAAAAGCCAAAGAAGTACAGGCAGCAGCTGACGAAGAGCGGCGCAAGGCTGCCGCATCTGAGGCGTCTGCGCTCAAAGCCAGGACTCGCGGTGGTCGC